AAGGGCGTTCAAAAAAGAATAAATGATTTAACAAAAAAATGGCGTGAAGCTGAAAGAGGCCAAGAATACGCTTACAACTATGCGAAAGATTTAAAAAATAAATACGAAGCATTACAACAAAATTCTTCAGTTTATGAAAAAAATTATTTATCAGAGGCTGAATCAAAACTTGAATCACAAAGAGCACAAACTCAAAAAGCTTTAGAAGAGGCTATCGCAGATGGCGATACTGCAAAACAAACTAAAGCCTTAGATATATTAACTAGAATTTCTAGTGAAGAAAACAAGCTTAAAGAAGCAAAAAATAATGTATCTAATCAAGAACCTGTAAACTTAGATGATCAATTTAATCAAGTGTTTGCAAACCAAATTCAACCTCCAGCCCCATCTCAAGAAGCTCAAGATTGGATTTCTAAACAAGATTTTTGGGAGTTAAGATACAC